TATGACGGACATCACCCAACCCAAAAGCCTGTTTTATTGTTGGAAGATTTAATTAAGACTTTCAGCAATGAAAATGATTTGATTGTAGATTTTACAATGGGTAGTGGTTCAACAGGAGTTGCTTGTAAGAATACTAATAGGGACTTTATAGGCATTGAGCTAGACCCCGACTATTTCGCTATAGCAGAGGAGAGAATCAATGCACACCGACAATGAAGGAAATGAGTTCAAAACCAAAGGAGAATAGTAAATAAGCGTACAGTAAAATGTGAGAAGGGGGTATGGAACCCGGTAGTAATATGACTGGGGCTGAACTGGAGATCTAAAAGATCGAAAGTGACGGTTGAACACTAACTCGCCCAGTACCCGATAGAGTAACGCACTATCAGATGGCATACCTAAAGTTGTTTAGGATTGGTGATGCTATGATATCAATCACATATCCAGATTATAGTTAGTCTGATTTAAATCACCTGCTATAACTCAATGGTTTGACTATATCACAATTCTGAAGTGATAGGGTGAGTTGTATTTAAAATATTTGTAAAATATTATTCTGGAACAAAATAAATAATCAAAAATTGATACTGAGTAGGTAGGATGACGAACGCAGTGAGTCATCCTAGCGAAACAATCCGAAGGATTGTTGAGCGAAAGATCTAGATTCTATTAGAACTTATAATGTAACAAGATTTCTTTAGGAACTACTAGATTCTATTAGAATTCTATTAGAACTTATAATGTAACAAGATTTCTTTAGGAACTACTAGATTCTATTAAAAATCCAGTAAAACCAGTTATTTTTATTAATATCAAGTACTATTATACATAAACAGTGTTCTATTAGATTTCTGTCGTGATCTAGTCGCTATTTGTATTAATATTGTCGTTATAATGTAGCTATATGACGCTAAAATCGCACTAAAAATATTAATTACATTATAATTGTTTAAAATTACACTAGAAATGTAGTAGAAAGACCTAGTACATTCTAAAATGGGATCTGGATATGAAATAGGAACATCAAACGACCTTCGGTCGCTTGATATTCAAGGGTGCTTCGCTTCGCTCACCACCCTTTCATACGACTAGATTTTTTATTTGACTTTCTTTATTACATGTGTTATAATTATTTCTAATAATATCTAAAATAATTCCGGAGGTTAATAAATGAAATTAGAAGATGCTGAAAAAACTAGTAGTCACTATATTAATAATAAAGAGTTCCTGCAGGCGCTTATAGAGTACAAGAAATGTTGCGGAGACGCCAGTGCCGCAGACGAATCTCGTCCGCAAATTCCTAACTACATTGCCAAATGCTTTCTGCAGATTGCTACTCGTTTAAGTTATCGTCCGAACTTTATTAACTACACGTACAAAGATGATATGATATCTGATGGGATCGAGAACTGTCTTGCTTATATGCATAACTTTGATCCTGACAAATCAACAAATCCTTTCGCTTATTTTACACAGATCATCTATTACGCTTTCCTAAGACGTATCCAAAAAGAGAAGAAACAACAATACGTGAAGTACAAACATTTCGACCTAAACGGTGGGTTCGAAGCCCTTGCGGATTATCAAGATCACGATCAGGGGGAAGAATTTTATCAACAAAATCTTGACATATATAATGACTATATGACATTCATTGAAGATATGGATAAGAAGGAAGCTGCGAAGAAAGAACGTGCTAAAAAGAAGAAAGCACTTGAGAATTTTATGGGAGAGAATGATTGAAGATTGCGTTAATAACAGATACACACTTTGGAGCAAGATCAAACAATGATACGTTTTCAGAGTACTTTTACAAATTTTATGAAGAACAATTTTTCCCATATCTAGAAAAGCATAATATTAAAGAGATTATTCATTGTGGTGATCTAATGGATAATCGTAAGAATGTGAATATCAATACATTGTATGAAATGAGAAATCGTTTCTTACAACCACTTGAAGATATGGAATGCGTAATGCATACTGTTGTCGGTAATCACGATACATATTTCAAATCTAAAGTATCTATTAATTCTGTTGAAGAGTTGTTTGATACTCATATCGAAACTCCTATTATTGCTTATAGTGAACCTAGTACATTTGTGTTTGGCGACTTACCTATTGATATTATTCCCTGGATTAATGATGAGAATGAAGAGAAAGTTTTAGAGTTCATTAAGAATAGTAAATCAACAATCGCTGTTGGTCACTTTGATTTGATGGGTTTTGAAATGTATCGTGGTGTTACATCTAGATATCACTCTAGAGCAATAGACTTTCTAAAGAAGTATGATATGGTGTTTAGTGGACACTATCATCATAAGTCTGATAATGGTCAAGTATTCTATCTAGGTAGTCCATATGAAATTAATTGGGCTGATTATGATGATCCTCGTGGTTTTCATATCTTTGATACTGAAACATTAGAGTTGACATTCATCCAAAATTCTGATAGACTACACCATAAGATCTTTTACGATGATTCAGAAGATGTTACTATTCTAGATAATATTAATGAATATGAAGATAAGATTGTTAAGTTGGTTGTTATTGAAAAGAGTGATTATCAACAGTATGATAATGTTATTGATGAGTTAGATAATGTTTCAAAAGAGTTGATGATTATTGAGGACTTCACATTAGATGATGATGAAGATGATATTATTACAACAGAAGATACACTAACAGCTCTGAATAATTTTGTTGATTCAACTGAACTAGAGAAGAAAGATAGTGATGTTGTTAAGAAGATTTTACAAGAGTTGTATGTGGAAGCGATAAACGTAGCATAGAAGGAGATAGTATGTCAAGTTATCAAAACAATAAAATGGTGGATAATGATATGTATTTTGAAGAAGTAATCGATGATAAGTTGTTTGATGGATATGAATATGAAGATGATGTAATTGATCGTGATTATATGACTGAGGAAGAATTAGATGATCTTGGTCTAGGTGATGCATATCGTGATAGTGAATCATAAGGGAGTTTAATTGATAGAGTTTAAGAGTATTAAGTGGAAGAACTTTCTATCCACTGGAAAAAACTATACCCAAATAGATTTGAATGAAAACACAACAACATTGATTGTTGGTACTAATGGTGCTGGTAAATCTACAATGTTGGATGCTCTTTCGTTTGCTATGTTTGGTAAAGCATTTAGGAAGATCAAATTAGGTCAGTTAGTTAATACGATCAATAAGAAAAATTGTGTTGTTGAACTTGAGTTTAAAATCAATAATAGTTCATATAAGGTCGTTAGAGGGTTAAAACCAGCCATATTTGACATATATGTTAATGGCCAGCTAAGAGATCAAGATGCAAAATCAAAAGATTATCAAACATATCTTGAGCAACATATTTTGAAGATGAATGAAAGTTCATTTCGTCAGATTGTTGTGTTGGGTTCAGGCTCATTTGTTCCGTTTATGCGATTACCAGCCGCTCAGAGAAGATCTATTATTGAAGAGCTATTAGGTATTCAAGTATTCTCTGTGATGAATGATATCAATAAAGAACGTATGTCAATGCTAAAAGATACGACAAAAGATAATGACTATGCGATCAATCTAACAGAAGAGAAGATTGATATGCAGAAGCAGAATCTTGAGAATCTGCGTAATAAAGATAAGGATCGAATTGAACACATCAATATTGATATTGAAGAGAATCAATTATCTATTGATAGACTTACTGAAGAGATTGATGATTATCGAAGTCAGATTGAAGATTTACAAAATACTATCAATGATCATTCAGAGATTGAGACTAAGAAGAGAAAACTTGATAAATTCAAGAATTCATTTTTATCATCTAAGAAAAGCGTGAGTAGTGAAATATCATTCTTTAATGATAATAACCATTGTCCTACGTGTTCTCAGACAATTTCCGAAGAGCATAAAAATACTATGTTGTCAAGTAGAAATTCAAAAATTTCTCAGCTTGAAGATGCTATGACAAAATTAGAAGATGAGTTTGGAAAAGTATCAAAACGATTATCTACTATCACTGATATCAATACAAATATATCTAATATTGAATCAGAGATAGTAAAACGTATAAACTCTATTAGTGCTATCAATCAATATATCACTAAGCTACAAAAAGAGGTTAATTCTATTCTATCCGATGATACAGAAATGATGGATGATAGTGAGATTAAACGATTGAATGAAATGCTTGAAGAATTGACTCAGAAGAAATATGAGTTAATGGAACTTGAGCAACATCATAAGATTGTTGCTGGTATGTTGAAAGATACTGGTATTAAGACTAGAATCATTCGTAACTATTTACCATCAATGAACAAGCTGATTAACAAGTATCTATCAGCAATGAATTTTTCAGTATCATTTAATCTTGATGAGAATTTTTCAGAGACTATTAAATCACGATATCGTGATGAATTTTCATATGCTTCATTTAGTGAAGGTGAGAAATTACGTATTGATTTGGCTCTACTATTTACTTGGAGAGAAGTTGCGAAACTAAGAAACTCTACTAATTGTAACTTATTGATTCTTGATGAAGTGTTTGACTCTTCACTTGATCAGACTGGTATTGATGATTTTCTTGCTATTCTACGTACTCTAGGTAAAGAAACTAACACATTTGTTATTTCGCATAAAGGAGCAGAGATCGAATCGAAGTTTGATAAGCTATTGAAAGTAAATAAACAAAAGAATTTCTCGACTATCTCATAAATAATTTTTATATCTCTATAGAAATAAACATCTTGAAAAATCCTTAGACTTGATTTATAATTCATTTGTTGATTGAGTTTAAGGATTAAAAAGATTGAAATTGTTGTTGACAAGTGAAAATACTCCGAGTATAATATGCTTGTTGATTGAGAAAAGAGGTTTATATTATGAATAATGTTGTTTCTATTGAGTCAAAATCTTCTCTAGCCAAATTGATGGCTACTGAAGATCTTGCAGTAGAGCATAAGACTGTGAATACCGCTTCTTTTGATGTGAAGCGCCGTGTTCTTACTCTTCCAAAATGGGAGAAAATGAGTTCTACTATCTATGATGGGCTTATCGCTCACGAAATTGGTCACGCACTGTTCACTCCAGCCGAGGGTTGGAAAGATGCTGTTAAAAAGAATAGTGGTTTCCATTCTTTCTTGAATGTTGTTGAGGATGCTCGAATCGAGAAGAAAGTCAAGATTAAATATCCAGGAATGAATAAGGGATTCCACTCTCTTTATAGTGAGTTGATGGATCGTGACTTCTTTGGTCTAGCTGGTAAAGATATCAATGATTATCCGCTAATTGATCGAATCAATATTCATTGTAAAGCTGGCTTCCGTGCTGGTGTTGAGTTTAATGATGAAGAGGATCTTCTGGTTGATGCTGTTGAGGCCGCAGAGACTTGGGAAGATGTTGTTGCTTCCGCAGAGGCTATCTATGAATATGCCAAGGGTGAGCAAAACGAAATGGATGCTCTTGATCCAATTGACTTTGGTGAAGATTTTGACTTTGAAGATTTTGAAGATGGTGAAGAGACTGGAGAGACAATGACTACTCCAATGCCACCACAGGATGAGAATGAAAATTCTGAAGAGTCTGAAGAGTCTGAAGAGTCTGAAGAGTCTGAAGAATCTGGAGAGTCTGGAGGTGAAGAGTCTAGTGAAGAAAAGACTTCTTCAGAATCTGGTGAGTCTGAAAGTGAGTCTAAGATTGACGATTCAAAAGATAGTGATGATACTAGTTCTGGTTCTGGTGGTGAAGAGTCTCCTGAAACTGAATATGATCCACAATCTCATACCCAGCAAGAATTTGATAAAACTGTTGAGAATATGAACAATGAGGATTATGATCGTGAAAGTGTTTATCTCTCTATTCAACCAACAAAAGAGTCAAAAGTTGTTATCCCATTCAAGAATGTTTTGAGTGATTTACATAGTCATTATGATGGTAATACTATTAGTGAATCAACTAAAACTGCAATGTTGACTTCATTCAACCAGTTCAAAAAAGAATCTGTTCCGACTGTGAACTATCTTGTAAAAGAGTTTGAAATGAAGAAAGCGGCTGATGCCCATCAGCGTACCAGTATTTCAAAGTCTGGTGTTCTTGATACTAATAAGATGCACGCCTACAAAGTGACTGATGATATCTTCCGCCGAATGGAGACCATTCGTGATGGTAAGAATCACGGACTTCTAATGTATGTTGACTGGTCCGGTTCAATGTCCGATAACATTTTTGGAACAATCAAGCAGACTTTGAATCTTGTAATGTTTGCCCGTAAAGTTGGTATCCCATTTGAAGTTTATGCTTTCTCGAATCAAACTGGACTAGGAGAATCTCCTTGGAACTATAGTGAATTTAATGAACCAGCGTTTATCGGTCGTAACTTTAACCTGATTCAGTTCTTTCACCACCGAATGAATACCAAGCAGTTCAATACAATGTGTAAGTACTTTTATTATACTGGTATTGCTCTTGGTAACGTAACTCTATCAAGTCTATCATACTATGATTATATTTACGCACCAAATGGTTATGGTCTAGGATCTACTCCTCTAAATGAAGCAATCTTTACAGCGATTGATCAAGTTGAGCGATTCAAGGGTGAAACTGGTGCTGATAAGATTCATACTATTTTCTTGACTGATGGTGATAGTGATGGAAATCGCAGTTACTATAACCCTAATAAAGAGGGTTCTTATAAAGAAGAGAGTTTCTATCGCAAGGATATTTATCTCCGAGATCCAATTACTAAAATTACCCGTAAGATGGATGAGTGGAAACTTACTGAACTTACTGATACTTTATTAATGTTCCTTCGTGAACGTACTGGAGCCGAGGCGATTGGATTCTTCATTCTTCCAAACCTAAAGGCAATGCAGCGTTGGAAGTCTTGGGACTCTATTGATTCTGGCCGAAAGGAAATGCGTCAGCACGGATTCACTACCGCCGATGGTACTGGATATTCCGACTTCTATCTAATCAAGGGTGGAAAGGCGCTGGATACTGATGCTAATGAGTTGGAGATTGATCCGACTGCCAAGCGTGGAGCAATGACCACTGCCTTCCGCAAGTTCTCCAAGAGCAAGCGAGTAAACAAGGTTCTTCTTTCACGTTTTGTTGATATGGTTGCCTAATTTGGATCTTAATCCAAAAAAAGCCTTGACATTGATCCAAATCCACGTATAATACGTATTGTTGATTGAGTTGTTTTTTATATTATGAATAAGTGAGGTATATATTATGTCTATTCGTGTTGATTCCCAAACTTTCGGTATTGCTTCTATGGAGACCTTCGGGACTCTGGAAGTGACTCGAAAGCAAATGAAAACTATTGCTGAGAAGTATGGTTATATGGTTCCTGGTGAAATTAAGAAAGATCCAGCAAATAAGATTGGTCGAGGATTGTTTAAGATTCCCGCTAAAGTAGATGAGAGTGTAAAGAAAGTGGAAGAGAAAATCACTGAGGCCGTTCAAGCGAGTGTTGGTTCTATTCAGAAAACCGCTAGTTCTACTGTCTCTTATATTCCACCAAAAGATCCCACTTTTATTAAATGGGGTAATTATCGTGATCTTGAAATGGTGATCAAGTCTCGCCACTTCTATCCCGTATTCATTACTGGTCTCTCTGGTAATGGTAAAACAATGGGTATTCGCCAAGCGTGTGCCAATTTGAATCGTGAATTGATTCGAGTAAACTTCACTATTGAGACTGACGAAGATGATCTGATTGGTGGTTTCCGTCTTGTGAATGGTGAGACTGTGTGGCAAGATGGTCCAGTAGTTGAAGCAATGCGCCGTGGTGCGGTTCTTCTACTTGATGAGATTGATCTGGCTTCTCATAAAGTTATGACTCTTCAGAGTGTTCTTGAAGGTCAGGGAGTGTTCTTGAAAAAGATTAATGAACAAGTAATGCCCGCTCCAGGATTCACTGTTATTGCTACTGCGAATACCAAGGGTAAGGGATCTGATGATGGTCGTTTCGTTGGTACTAACATTTTGAATGAGGCATTCCTTGATCGTTTCCCTGCTACTCTCCATCAAGAGTATCCAACCGAAGCCAATGAGAAGAAAATTCTTACTGCCGTTATGGGATCTCTTGTCGAGAATTCTGGAGAGAAGGAAAGTTCTTTTGTTAAGAATCTTGTCCGCTGGGGATATATCATTCGTAAGACTTTCGAAGATGGTGGAATTGATGAGGTAATCTCCACTCGCCGTCTTGTTGATATTGTCAAGACTTATTCAATCTTCAAGAATAAAGATAAGGCAATTAAGATGGGTACTGAGCGTTTTGATGATGATACTAAATCTTCATTCCGTGATCTTTATGAGAAGATTGATGCTGAGAGTGATGCTATTCCAACTTCTCAAGTTGAAGATACTATCGAAGAAGCCAAGCAAGAGAATGTTATCAACTTCTAAAGTTGTTTGTTGAGTGTGTTGATGGGGTGTAAAAGCCCCATCTTTTTTAAAATATAAGAGGTGAAAATGAGTGTGATTGATTATAAGTATAACGAAGGAATGGTTATGGATGAGTTGAGAGAATATATTGACTCTACCTATGGACAACATTATGTGAAAGGTGAGGGACTTCAAACGTTAGATGTGTTTATTGCTCTAGGTAATGCTGATACAACCTGTAGAGATAATGCCATTAAGTATCTAATGCGTTATGGACAGAAAGCCGGAAAGAATCGAAAAGACTTGCTTAAAATCTTACATTATGTTATACTTATGCTTGGAATTGAAAATGGAGAAAATGTGAAATGAAAATTGATAAAAAGACTATTGATATCCTAGAGAATTTTTCTGGGATTAACCAAAGTATTGCTCAGAAGCAGGGTGATACTATTAAGACAATCTCGGTACAAAAGAATATTCTTGCCACGGCAACTGTTGGAGATTCGTTTCCACAGGATTTCTGTATCTACGATCTTAAAGAATTTCTAAGTGGTATTTCACTATTCAATGAACCGAATATTGAATTTGAAGATCAGTATATGACTATTACTGAATCGAATGGTGCCGGTAAGACTCGTTACTACTTTGCTGATGAGTCTATCATTGTGAAGCCTGAGAAGGATATTAAGATGCCTCCAGCAGAGGTATCTGTTACTCTATCTAATGCTAATTATGATAAGCTAATGAAGGCTGGTGCTGTTTATATGCTACCTGACTTCTGTATTAGATCTGATGGTGATGCTATTATTGCTGAAGTTCTAGATAAGAATTCTCCAACAAGTAACACTTACTCACGCACTCTATCAGGCCTCATTGGTGCTAATGGTGCTACATTCAAATTCTTCTTTAAAGTTGAGAATATGAAGATGTTGGCTGGTGATTATGATATTGATATCTCTTCCCGTTTTATTAGTCACTTTACTAATAAGAATGAGCAGTTGGAATATTGGATTGCTCTAGAGCCAGATTCAACATTTGAGGAGTGATAGAGAATGAGAGAGCAATTTTTATGGGTTGAGAAGTATCGCCCAACTACTATTGCTGAATGTATTCTTCCTGATGAGATCAAAAGTACTTTTCAAGAGTTTGTTGACAATAAAGAGATACCAAATCTTCTATTGGCAGGTTCAGCGGGGTCAGGTAAGACTACAGTAGCAAGAGCATTATGTAATGAACTTGATGCTGATTATATGCTGATCAATGGATCGGAAGAATCTGGTATTGATGTATTACGTAATAAGATTAAAAACTTTGCTTCAACAGTGAGTCTATCTGGTGGCTTGAAAGTTGTTATTTTGGATGAGGCAGACTATCTGAATCCAAACAGCACACAACCCGCCCTACGTGGCTTTATAGAAGAGTTTAGCGCCAATTGTAGGTTCATCCTTACGTGCAATTTTAAGAACCGTCTAATTGATCCTATACACTCTCGTACCAGTGTTGTAGACTTTCAAGTATCTAAGAAAGATCAACCATCACTTATGGGTCAGTTTATGAATAGACTTATAAGTATTCTTGATACCGAAGATGTTCAGATTGAGAATAAAGCTATTCTAGCTGAAATGATCAAGAAGCATTTCCCTGATTATCGTAGAATGTTAAATGAGTTACAGCGCCACTCTGCATCTGGTATTATTGATGCTGGTGTACTATCTCAGATCTCAAATGCTAATATTGATTCTCTTATTGGATTTCTAAAAAATAAGCAGTTTACTGAAATGCGTAAATGGGTAGCATTGAATATTGATAATGACCCTTTGAGTATTATTCGCAAGATCTATGATGGAATGTATGACTTCTTGAAACCAGAGAGTATTCCACAGACAGTTTTGATTTTAGCCGACTATCAATATAAATCGGCATTCGCGGCAGATCAAGAGATTAATCTTGTATCTTGTTTAACTGAGATTATGATGGAGAGTGAATTTAAATGATTGAGAAGATTACATATAAAGAAGCATTAGAAAAGATTGCTGATTTAGAAGATAAGATGGTGTGTATTTATTTTGTAAATTCTACTTGTGGTGCGTGTAAGCACGTTCTAGATAATATAATTGAACCCTTGTCAGAAGAGAAGTTTAGTGATACAATCGCATTCTATAAAATTGTAAGTGATGATGAAAATGATAATCCATTTCCACCATTAAGAGTGCCGCTTGGATACTTTTATATGAAAGAAGGTGAAATGACTATTAGAGAAGGAGCGGCACCAAAAGAAGTTATTGAAGCCGAGTTAAAGAAAATGTTGAATGTTAGACACAGCGATCAAACTTATGATGAAGTGTTCCAAATTCCAGATCCAGAACAAGAGTTGAAAGATGGCTAAATTGGGTGAATATCTAACTGATATAAATTTAAAGAAAGATCATATTTTACGTGCTGATGAAAGTGAAATAAAGCCATACACACCATTTATCATTAATCGAAGTTTATCTTATTTTCAAGAGAATATATATCTTGTAAATGAAATGAATATAAGATCAAATTTAGATAAGATTATGCAGTATGACTTCTATATACATTCTATTAGACCAAAGAAGCGATTTGCTAGATGGGCGAAACCCGAAAAAAACGATACTATAAATATTATCAAGGAGTATTATCAGTATAGTAATGAAAAGGCTCAACAAGTCTTAGAATTATTAACTGATGATCAAATTGAGTATATGAAATATCGTTTGAGAAAGGGTGGAAAGTATGGATAATAATATAATAAAGTGGACTCCCGATGATATGATTGAAGTAACTATTAAAGAAGATGATGATTTCTTAAAAATTAAAGAAACTCTAACTAGAATGGGTGTAGCATCTAGAAAAGATAATACGCTATACCAGTCCTGTCACATCTTACATAAACAAGGTAGATACTATATTGTTCATTTTAAGGAGTTGTTTGGAATTGATGGAAAGTCTGTTAATTTGACAGAAGTTGATTTGGAAAGACGTAATGCGATTGTACATTTATTGGAGGAGTGGGGATTACTCAATATGATCGATCCTGAGAAAGCACTACCAAAAGGTGCTATCAATCAGTTTAAGATTCTTTCATATCGGGATAAAGATAAGTGGATTTTGACACCGAAGTATAATATCGGTAATACTAGATAATAAAAAGGAATATATTATGAATGTTGGTTGTTATTTGATTGATAAAACTATTCCGCTTCCACATCACGGAAGCGAATTTTCAGCGTGTTACGATCTACACGCATCTTTATATCCAGAGCGTGTTAAAATGCGCTGCCGGAACAATGAAGAAGATAATGTAAAGTTAAAGAGTGATAATAATGGAAAATATCTAGATATTCGTCCTGGTTGTCGCTATTTAGTTCCTACTGGAGTCATTTTTGATATTCCAGAGGGTTGGTCTATGAGACTACAACCAAGATCAGGGCTATCTTGGAAAGCTGGTCTAATTATCACTAATGGAGAAGGTATTATTGATGCTGATTATGTCAATGAGACTTTTGTAATTCTTCAAAATACTAGTGATCAAGTTATTAGAGTGAGGCACGGAGAGCGCATTTGTCAAGCAGAATTAGTGCCTACTGTAGCTGTAAACTTTGAAATTATTGAAAACGCACCAGAGAAAAAGACAAGTAGAGCAGGAGGACTAGGGCATACGGGCGTGTAATTCATAAATATTAGATCACACATAGACTCTAAGGAGAATGTATGTCTTGTAGTACAAAGGGATGTCATGGTAAATGGTGCGCTTGGTTACAAGCATTATCACAAGTAGCAGTTGCCGGAGTTATTGTATATGCTGGTTATGTTGTAAATGGTCATATGGAATCTTGGACTCATTCATTCCAACAAGGTTCAGATGATCTACACAGCATAAGAAATGATATGAATAATATATCAATCTCAATGAGAAGTATTGATGATGATATGGAAGATATTAAAGAGCGTATGGAAGTGATGGCTAACATTGGTGCTGATATGAATCATAATGTTACTCAGATGGAAGAGCATATTCATATTCTAAATCAACAGATGGAACATATTAATTACAATGTTGGTGGTATGCGTAGAAAATTTAGTCCACAAGGTATGTTTAGAGGAATGATGCCTTTCTAGGAGAGAAAAATGGCTGGTATAGAAACCCAATATGGTCACATTGAATTTGATTCTAATTATGATTTCGGATTTGAAGCAGTAGATGAAACCGAATATGAATCACATCAACAAGAGACTAGTGAAATTGTTAGAACAGTTAGTGAGGGAATGGATCGTGAATTCTCTGATGAATTAGAAAAGCTAACTGAAAAAATTAATGCTATGATTCAATCTCAACAATCGGATCGTGATGAGATTGAGAATCGTAAAATTGAAGTTGAAGCAAAAGTAAAATCCAAATTAGATGAAATTGAGAAGATGATTCTTCCATTGCTATATAATCTATTGAAGAATAAAGATAAAGAATATATTTATTGGCCTAACAGAGAATCTATTGTTAAGGGGCAGATTGATAAAATTTTGGCTATTACACGGAGTGAATAAATGATTAAATATAGTAAGACTCACGAATGGATTAATACTGAAACTGGTGAAGTGGGAATTACACAACACGCATTAGATCTACTTGGATCTATTGTATATTTCGATCCTCTACAAGAGGGTGATGAAGTAGAGCAGTACGAGGATGCTGGTGTTATTGAAAGTGTGAAAGCTGCATCGGATATCTATGCTCCTGTATCGGGAACAGTTGTATGGATCAATAATGATGCGCTAGAGAATCCAGAAGATATTAATGGTAACACAATACTATATAAAATTGAAATTACTGGCTCCAATGAATTCTATAATCTAGAAGATGAGGAGATAATCGATGGGTAAAGTACTTGACTTTGTGAAGAGAAACGAGTATAATATACCTAAGTATCCACAAATCGATATGAATGATTTTGATGATGCTAAAGAAAAAGAGTTAAAATATGCGGAGGAGATGCTACAAGATATTTCCATTCCGATGATAGAATATATGGGTGAATGTGGATTCAATATGAAAGATCCTCAATTTCACTCAGATATGAGTATAGTGGTAAAGTTTCTTCGACCGTTGGTATATCGACAATTAGGTATTCATCACGAATTACATAAACCACTAGAAGAGATAGCACAAAAAGATTTTGTGTTTACAGTATATCCGAGGGATATGTTTTCTAAAGAAAATGAATAGAGAATTTACAATATCAGTTAGAGGATGCAATAGTACAAACTTTCAATTGGGAGAATCATTGCAAGAAAGACTCGCTAATACAATAAAGCATTATGATATGTTTGATATAAAAATGAATGATGATATTGAATTTTTAAGATCTATAGAAGATAAAAATAGAATTAGATTATTTGCTACAACAGAATGTTCGCATAAGTGTCCATCTTGGACTTGCTATAAGCAGACAGGAGAAATAAATAAATAAAAAGAATTACTATGGAAATAGTAAAAGGATTGTGTATGATTGTTCTAGTAAATACTTTAATGATCATCCAATGAATGATGCTAAAAATAGTTTTAATAAACCATTTGATTTAACTATTTTTGATCAATTAGGATTTTATAGATATAAACTCTTGACAGAAGATGTTGGAAAGATGTATAATATAGAATCTACAAGCGTTTCGAAAGAAACTTTTATGAAACTAAAAAATGAAATGGGGTATTAGTGTTTTAAAATGTCTAGAATAAATTTGAATGAGATTGAGGATTATCTTGATGATGAATATGGATATGAATCTTTTGAAAGAATCAAGTCTGATAAACCAAGAGAAAATAGTAAAAGTGATATTTACTCTGAAGAAAAAAGAAGATATGTTAAGTTGAAAAGAGTTCAAAAAGAACAACAATTAAATTATTAGAGAGAAGTTATATTATGGATTATGTGTCTTATACTATTGAGGATGTTAAAGAATCATCTTCAAGAGAGTTGTTTACTGTTGTGTCAACATTTGCTGGAGGTGGAGGATCATCTACTGGCTATCGATTAGCAGGTGCTAAAGTAATTGCTATCAATGAATTTGTTGAAGAGGCAATTGAAACATACTCTACAAACTTTCCTGATACAAAAATCATTCCTGGTGATATTAAAGATTATACTGGAGAAGATTTTCTTAGAGAGGCAAATTTAAAAGTTGGTGAACTTGATATTCTAGATGGCTCTCCACCGTGTTCAGCATTCTCTATCGCTGGCAAAGGATCAAAGGGTTGGAAAGGAGCAGTTAAAGATACTAGAGAATCATACTTTGATATGGAGACTGGTGAAGTATGCTTTAGTGGTGAATTGTGTGAAGCCAATGATGGTAAGAAAACTTATTCTGATGGTAAGAAAGTAGAAGCTATTGAAGATCTATTTCTAGAATTTATTCGAATTGCTAAAGATATTCAACCAAAAGTTATTATTGCTGAGAATGTTAGAGGATTAATGTTTGGTGATAATAAAGCTAAGTTGATAGAATTTCTTAATGCTTTTGAAGATATTGGTTATATAGCAACTGCTAAAATGATCTCTGCCGCTGATTATGGTGTATCTCAAACCCGTGAAAGAACGATTTTTGTATGTGTTAGAGAAGATGTAGCTGATGAAGTCGGTCTCAATTTTATGAACATAGATACAGTCTATCCGACTCCAAACACTCGTTACAACAGCTCTACGAAGCGTATGGAGCCAGATTTAGTTCCACTCAAGAGCGCATTAGAAAATGTTGCTCCTGGACCAGCAGATGAGAATCAAGAATTGTTTGATTATGTTCAAAATGGATTTCAGAAGAAATGGGTTGAAGATGAGAGATTTTTACATAATCCAAAACGTACAATCAAAGTATCTGAATTCCATCCTAAAGCATCATTGTTCAATATGATTCGTCCTAGTCTAGAACTTCCTTGCCCTACATTAACGCAGAGAGGTCAGCAGAAGAGCGTTTCTGGAGTGTTTCACCCTCTACTCAATAGAAAGTTCAACATACCAGAATTAATGCGTGTGATGGGCCTCCCAGACAATTACAAATTAACTGGTTCGTTTGATCAGAAAGCGGAACGTATTGGTCGTATGGTTGCTCCGAAAATGATGGCAGCAATCGCATCTAGTGTTTATGAAAAAGTGATAAAAGTATATAATGAAAAAAATGATTCCTGAATATGTAAAAGAAGCTATTGGTATACCAATTAAAGTAACACCTTCACAAGAATTAATTAATGAAGTGAATGATATCATTGGTACCAGACAGAAACTAAATCAACCCATTAATAATTTTACGTTTACACGTATTCTAAATGCTCTAATGTTAGAACGTGGATTTGCTAAACTAATTAATGGTAAGAAAAATCCACTTGAATATGATTATTCAAATCCAGAAACATATGCATATGATGTTGTTGGTCCAAACAATGAACATTTTGAAGTTAAACGTAAGAAGGATAGAACTTTCAAATGGGTTTTAGATGGACATAAAGGAAAGATTGATTTAACATCATTCAAGAAACATCAATATCTTGTTGACTATATCATTGGTGGAAATATTCTATCGGTTGATAAAGATACTAATACATATACAATCGTATATGATTTTGTAGCAAATGCTAAAAATTTCTTTGACTATCAAATGAAATCCAAGTATAATAGTGAGTATATGTACAAATCTATGATTGCTATGAGAAGAGGAGATTGTTATGAATGAGTTTAGTTTTGCTACTATTGATAATTTTGATGATCATATTAATGATTCTGTTAGAGGGTATTCAAATCTAATTGATGATGTGATCCATATGAGTCAATATTTTCTTGAACCAAATACTAAGATGATTGACATTGGTTGTTCTACTGGTAAGATGATTCATAAAATGAATGAAGTGAATCAATCAGTAATTGATAATGTTAAATATGTTGGTATTGAATCAGAAGATAATATGATCGAGAATCAAATTAAAGATGAATCAATCGTATATTTCAATGATGATGTGAGAAAATATAATCAATGGAGAAACACTTCATTAGTTACTTCAATTTTCACACTACAATTTATTAACAAATGTGATCGTCAGAAAATTGTTACAGATGTGCATCGATCATTGAATCCTGGTGGAGCCTTTATTTTTGCTGAAAAAGTTTATAGTAAAGATTCACGTATTCAAGATATATTGACATTTATGTATTATGATTTTAAGAGACAGAAATTTGATTCTGAGGATATTCTCGATAAAGAGCGTTCACTAAGACATATGTTACGTCCAATGAGTGAGAAAGATTTGGTTGGTTTAAATGGTCTTGTTCAAAAAGCTGGATTTAGTAATATTGAACCTTTCTGGAGAAACTTTAATTTTGTTGGATATGTTGCAATCAAGTGATGATTGTGTTATAATTAGCAAAATTATAGAGGTAAGAGTGAATGAAGTTTTATACAAATGTGGATGTGCTAGGCAATTATGTTCTAGTACGAGGTATCAATGATGGTGTACCGTTTGAAGAGAGAAATGAATTCTCTCCAACAATGTTTATTCCAAGTTCTAAAAAGTCTAAATTCAAGACATTAGAAGGTGACTATGTAGAAGCTATTAAACCTGGTTCTATTAAAGAGACTAGAGACTTTATGAAGCGTTATGAAGATGTTGAAGGCTTCAAAGTCTATGGTATGAATAATTATACTCTTCAATACATATCTAAAGATTATTCTGGTGATATTGATTTTGATATTAACCAGATTCGTATTTGGAATATTGATATTGAGGTTGATTCTAAAGAAGGATTCCCTAAGCCAGAAGAAGCTAAGGGAATTATCAATGCTATCACAATTCGAGATAGTATCACAGAGAAGTATATTGTATGGGGAATTGATGATTTTAAAACTGATCGATCTGATGTTGAGTATCGACAGTTTGGTAAAGAATCTGAACTACTCAAAGACTTTCTGGCTCAATGGAAAGTAACTACACCCAATGTAATTACAGGATGGAATGTTGAAGGATTTGATATTCCATATCTAGTCAATCGTTATGCTCGTATTTTTAGTGTTGCTACTGCTAAAGAATTTTCTCCTTGGAAGAGGGTAAATGAACGTAAAGTTAAGATGCAGTTTGGTAAAGAGCAGATCAAATATGATGTTGCTGGAGTAGCTGTAATCGATTATCTAGCACTCTATAAGAAGTTTACATACTCAGCGCAAGAGAGTTATAAACTTGATCATATTGCATATGTTGAGTTAGGTGATAGAAAATTGTCATATGAAGAGGAAGGCTCACTTCATAATTTAGCAAGAGTCAACTATCAGAAGTTTATTGAATATAACATTAAAGATGTTGAGATTGTTCAGCGTTTAGATGATAAAATGAAGATGCTCGAACTTGTATTCACTATGGCCTATGATGCTCATATTACATTTAATGATGTATTCTCTCCAGTAAAGACTTGGGATGCGATTATCTATAACTATCTAAGAAAAGATAATCTAGTGATTCCACCTCAACAGCATACTGGTGGTGATAAATATGCTGGAGCATTTGTTAAAGATCCTATTCGTGGTTTTCACGATTGGGTTGTATCATTTGACTTGGCTAGTCTATATCCCCATTTGATTATGCAATATTCGATATCAGCAGAAACTATTGTTGAACATAAAGATATTGATAATAGAATAGAATACTTAAAAAAACTCCTATAAATTGTAATATGAAAAATGCGTTGACTCCAGATGCTGATTATGATAAAATAAATGAGTTTTATATTAAAGCAAAGATGTTATCTGTTGATACTGGAATACCTCACGAAGTTGACCATATAATACCGATTTCAAAGGGTGGCATCCATCATCAAGATAACCTTCAAATATTAACTATGAGTGAAAATAGGAGAAAACATAATCGTGTGGAATGATGCAAGTCAAATGACTCAAGAAGAAATTAGAAAAGAGATTGATGCTTTAGAGAGATTAAAAGAATTATCTTCCCAAGTTAATGTTGATGCATTGGTATCACGTAATGTTGATTTGGATGCATTAAAGATTGCAAACGTGTCAATTGTACCTAACGGTACATTGTATCGTAGGGATAAGAGAGGATTCTTACCTGAGTTAATGAATAAGTTGTATTTAGAGCGTAAGGCATTTAAAAAGAAAATGCTTGATGCTCAACAGAAGAAAGAAGATGGTGAAGATGTTGGTAATGATATCGCTAAGTACAATAACTTTCAGATGGCTCGTAAGATCCAGTTAAATTCTGCTTACGGGGCGATTGGTAACCAATATTTCCGTTACTATAATCTAGCAAACGCAGAAGCTATCACACTTTCTGGACAATTGTCTATTAAGTGGATCGCAAATAAACTAAATATATACTTCAATCGTCTATTAAAAACGGAGGATTATGACTATGTTGTTGCAATTGACACAGATTCTAGCTACATTCGCCTTGGCAATCTTATTCACAAGATTTTTGGTGACAGGAGAAATACTCCCGAGGAAAAGACAAAGATTGTAGATTTTCTTGATAAGATAGCCAAAGAGAAGATTGAACCTTATATTGATGAATGCTATCAAGAATTAGCTGATTATATGAATGCCTATGAACAGAAGATGTTTATGGAGCGTGAGGTAATTGCTGATAAAGCTATCTGGACAGCTAAGAAGCGTTACGCATTGAATGTATATGATAATGAAGGTGTACGATATGCTGAACCCAAGATGAAGGTTATGGGATTAGAGATTGTCAAATCAAGCACACCAGAAGTGGTTCGCAAGAAGCTAAAGAAATCAGTTGAGTTGATTCTAAATACTGACAATGATACAGTCATTGATTATATTGATGAGTTTAGAAAACACTTCAATGAGCAAGAACCACAAGACATAGCATTTCCTCGTGGTGTGAATGGACTTGAGAAGTATAGAAATGGTGATGGATATATCAAAGGAACACCAATTCACGTTAGAGGTACACTTACATTCAATCGTTTGATTCGTGAACATAAGCTACAAAAGACAGTACCTCAAGTACAAGAAGGTGAGAAGATTAAATTTATCTATCTTAAAGAACCCAACCCACTACACGAAAATGTAATATCATTTCAGGGTGGAATTCCCAAGGAATTTGACTTGCATAAGTATGTAGATTATGATAAAATGTTTGAGAAAACATTCCTAGAACCGTTGAAAACGATTTTAGATGTGATTAATTGGAAGCACGAAGTAACTGCTTCATTAGAAGATTTTTTTGGATAAGGAGAAATAATGAGTTTATTAATGGATCGTTTACAGAAAGCGGCATCAATCAAAAGTACAGTATTGTCAGAATCAACTCTCTATAAAGATAAAGAAGTTGTACCAACAAGTGTACCAATGATTAATGTAGCATTATCTGGAAAACTTGATGGTGGATTAACGTCTGGACTAACTGTACTAGCTGGACCTTCAAAGCATTTTAAAACAGCATTTGGTGTATTACTAATGGGAGCATTTCTGAATAAGTATGAAGAAGCTGTTTGTCTATTTTATGATAGTGAGTTTGGTACACCAGAAAACTACTTCTCTTCATTTGGTGTAGATACGAATCGAGTTCTACATACACCAGTAATGGATATTGAAGAATTGAAGTTTGATATTATGAAGAAAATGAAAGAGATTGGTAAGAAAGATAAGGTGTTTATCTTTGTTGATTCTATTGGTAATCTAGCATCAAAGAAAGAAGTTGAAGATGCTCTTAATGAAAAGTCTGTAGCTGATATGACAAGAGCAAAGCAGATCAAGAGTCTATTCCGTATGGTAACCCCATATTTGACTACACACGATATTCCTATGGTTGCTGTTAATCATACATACCAGACACAAGAAATGTTTAGTAAAGCTGTTGTGTCTGGTGGTTGTGTTATTGAGGGAACAAAATTACAAACTAAAGATGGGTTAAAAGAAATTCAAGATTTTAATGTTGGTGAAAAAGTTATTACATTAGATGGTGAGAAGAAAGTTACTCATATATGGAATCCTGATACTTTAGAAGAAGGTAATCCTGAATGTTATGAAATTGAATTTGAAGATGGTTATAAAGTAACTTGTTCCGATAAACATAAATTTCTTATCGATGGTGGATGGGTCGAAGCAAAAGATCTTATTGTTGGAAGTGATGTGACAAATATGGGTAATTTGAATAGGTGGCATAATGAAAATTGTAAACACAAAATGGAATGAATTATCACTACAACAACAATTAAGTTATTATAGAAAAGCCGAATATTTAATTGAAAGAAAATTCACTTATGAAAGTGATGTTGATAAACTAGCGGAGAAGATATACAATGAAGATTGTAAAAATAAAGAAAGTGGGTAGAAAACCAGTATACGATTTGTCAGTAAAAGATAATGAACATTATATTCTTGAAAATGGTGTTGTTACACATAATACAGGCGTAATGTATAGTTCCGACAATGTGTGGATCATTGGACGTTCACAAGAGAAAACTGGTAAAGAACTTGATGGATATTCATTTAATATTAATGTTGAGAAGAGTCGTTTTGTACGTGAGAAGTCGAAGATTCCTATTGTAGTATCATTCAAGGGTGGTATTAATAAGTGGTCTGGATTGCTTGATGTTGCGCTAGAATCTGGTCACGTTACTAAACCGAAAGTTGGTTGGTATACACGTCCATCTGTAGAAGATGATAAGAGTTGGAGAGCAAAGGATACTAATACTGCTGAATTCTGGGCACCAATTCTTCAAGATACAGATTTCCCTCAGTGGGTAGAAGAACGATATACAATCGGATATGTTGAGCATAATTTAGAGGATAATGAAAATGACTAAAATTGTAAATAGTGATAAAGATACTGATGTGTTTTATATTAAGTTGGAAGATGGTACAATTGTATCAGTAGGTGATATTAATATCGATGAAGAATCAACTGATGAATCTGGAAATGTTCCAATGAATTTCGAAATGGACTTGATTGAAAATCCAAATAATGTTACAATAGATGATGTATCAGATGAAGTTAGTCAATATTTGATTAACGTATTGGAAACAGCACTGAAGGAATTTAATGACACTTGAAAGAACAATTATACAAAATCTTGTATTCAATGATGATTTTGCTAGAAAGGTTTCTCATTTTCTAAAACCAGATTATTTTCACGATACTGTTGAAAAAGTAATATTCGAAGAAATATCTACGTTCATCAATAAGTATAATAATAGACCAACAAAAGAGTCGCTTATTATTGCTATTGATGAGCGTGAAGATATTTCTTCCACGCAATATACTCAAGCAGTTGAAGAGATTTCTACTCTAGAAGATGAGCATTCTGATCTAGAATGGTTGATGGATTCTACGGAGAAGTTCTGTAGAGATAAGGCTGTATATAACGCAATTATGGAATCAATTACCATAATTGATGATAAGACTGGTAAAAAGACAAAATCTGCCATACCAGACCTACTATCTGATGCACTAGCAGTATCATTCGACACTCATATTGGACACGATTTTCTAGAGAATGCTGATGAACGTTTTGACTTCTATCATAAGACAGAAGAGAGGGTTGAGTTTGATATTGATTATCTAAACGAGATTACGAAGGGTGGCGTTCCGAAGAAAACACTTAATATTTTTCTAGCTGGTCCAGGTGTCGGTAAGACATTAGCAATGACTCATATTGCTTCAAATTGCTTGACGCAAGGAAATAATGTGTTGTATATTACAATGGAGATGGCAGAGGAGAGAATCGCAGAGCGTATTGATGCTAATCTATTGAATACTACTCTAAATGATCTTGAGAGGCTCTCTAGAAGCGCATATGAGAAGAAAATAGAACGTATTAGGGCAAACACCACTGGTAAGTTAATTGTTAAGGAGTATCCAACCGCTTCTGCTCACTCAGGTCACTTTAAAGCACTCCTTAAAGAACTATCAATGAAAAAGAACTTTGTTCCTGATATTATCTTTATTGACTATCTAAATATATGTGCGTCCGCTAGATTCGCTGGTGGATCATCTAGTGTTAATAGTTATACGTATGTGAAAGCAATTGCAGAAGAGTTGCGTGGAATGGCTGTTGAATATAATGTTCCTGTATTTTCTGCGACACAAACGACACGTTCTGGATATTCAAATACAGATGTTGGTTTGGAGGATACTTCAGAATCATTTGGACTTCCAGCTACTGCTGATATGATGCTTGCACTGATCTCAACAGAAGAATTAGCTGAACTAAATCAAGTTATGATTAAGCAATTGAAGAATCGATATTCTGATCTAAACAAGAATAAAAGATTCGTTGTTGGTATTGATAAAGCTAAAATGCGTTGGTACAATGTAGAGGAAGATGCTCAAGATGATTTAATTATGCCAGATCAAGTTGTTGAAACATCACAATTTAATAAACCCAAAGATAAAGAGAAGAAAAAAGCATTCAAGGAGTTCCAGATATGACAAAATATAAAGCTGTTGTAGAGTATATAGAAGATGAGATTTTAAAATCATTTGAAGTTGTGAAAGAAGCAGAAAATATGAGTGATTTTTGGGTGCTAGTGAATAAAAAAGAAAATGAACTTGATATTGAAGCTGTTGCAAGAAAATTTAGTGTCGTTAGATAAATTATAAATAATAATTAATTAACTATATTAATGAGGATTTTAAATGCAAGGATTTCGTTCATACTTGAAGGAGGCAAAGGTTGATAAGTCTGTCTCCTCATTAAAATCATATTTAAAGAAAACCATCACTGGTCTGCATATCAAAGTTACTGATAGCAATCGTGGTGGTTATCATATACGTTTTCCTGTCGATGGTGATCAAAAAACTATCGAAAGATTCTTCAAAAATTTAGATTTCTCTATTAAAGACTCTAATAAGAGCATTTCAAGTAAGTTTGATACATTCGTTATCAAAACAACTAAAAAAGTAGGCACAATTCCGGTAGGAACATCTATTCATTGGGTGAATAATAATATCTCAAAGAGTACTGCTGGTGGACAGTTATTCAATAACAAAGATCTATCTCCAGATAGTCTTGGTTTAGCTGGATTACAATTATCAAAGAAAGATATTATTAACAGAGTATCAACCACTCTTAAATCAAAATATGACGAATCCACTGCTAATGCATTAATTGATTTAATGAAGTTAGCAAATACTAAATCGTCTAAGATTTCAGTGAAAGATACTCATAAATTTACATCTAAAGACTTGGCTAAAGTCTCTGCTGATTTTGGTGAGATCCTATCAGCTATTTGGGGTATGAATACAATGGGATTCAAAGAATCCTTTTTCCCAACAGCATCAAATGAGAAGCTAATTGACTTCTATGGTGTGAGAATGGGGATTCACTATCCAATTTCTGTCAAATCTGGTGGAGGTGGAAAAGTAACAATTCAAAATATCATAGATGCTATCAAGAATCGTGCCAAAACTGCAAATGCTGATCATAGTGCTGAAAAATCATTAGTTATCTTCAATCTTGTTAGAGAGAATCCAATGAGAGAAGGTATGTTTAAATTAAATCAATATATGGAAACTCCTGGTATCAAGAAACTCGGAGATATTATGGGAGTAAGTTATAAAGATATTACTCTTGATAGTCTCAAAGTGTGGTTAGGTACAAAAGAGGAAGAAGAATTAATCACTCTATTACAACCATTTTGGGATACTTTAAACACTAAGTTGACAGATAGAATTAAGTATGGTTCTGATAAAGTGAGACTTGTGATATCACCTCTAGGAGAAACACTCTGGAAAATTCTTAATAATGATAAAGAGATTAAAACATCATTGACAAACGTTGCTAGACAAGTAACACTTATTCAAGTAAACGTTGATGTAAAAAGTAGTACGATGAATTTTCAGAGTAATAGATTTAGAGATGTTGAATTTGATTTTGGATGGGCTGGTTATGCTGGTGGAAATAAACTCGGATTTAAGATGAAATTAAAAAAATGAAAACATTTAAGACATATTTAACAGAAGCCAAACTAACTCATCTTGAACACCTTGAAGATGCTATATTCGATCAAGGTTATGATGGTGGACTTTCAGCTCTTAAATTTCTTGAAGATGTGGCACATTCATTAGAAGGTCACGCAAAGAAAGCTGTTAATATTCAAGCTAAAGTTGATGGCGCACCATCTGTAGTTGCTGGAATCAATCCAGAAAATGGTAAATTTTTCGTTGGTACAAAAGCAGTATTTAATAAGACACCTAAATTAAATTATACTTCTGCTGATGTTGATGCTAATCACGGTCACGCACCGTCACTAGCAGAAAAACTAAAAGTTGCTCTCAAAGAATTCCCTAAGATGGGAATCAAGGGCATCATACAAGGTGATTTTATGTTTATACCATCAGACATAAAGAAAGAAAAAATAGATGGTGATTCGTATGTTACATTTACTCCTAACACAATCACATACGCTATACCTGCTGATCAAGATTTAGCTAAACAGGTATTGGGTGCGAAAGTGGGTGTTGTGTGGCATACTACTTATAAGGGCGACACTATAGCCGATCTTGAAGCTCAATTCAAGATAAATATTAGTGGATTAAAGAAATCTAAAGATGTATGGTTTACTGATACAAACTTTAGTGATGTATCTGGAACTGCTTCTCTTACTGTAGATGAAATGACTACTATTCAAAATAAAATAAAACTTGCTTATTCAGAGTTAAATAAACTTGATAAGAGCGCATTAAAAACTCTATTTGGTAAGACTGATATTGCATATAATTTGAAGATTTATATTAATGATCTTACTAAGCAAGGGAAGAAATTTAGTGGTAAGCAGAAAGCAATTGGTGGATTTATTGACTTCTTGAGAAAACGTTATAAACCGATGATTGATAAGTTGAAGTCAGAAAAGGGTAAAGCGAAGAAACAGAAAGTGCTTGATGATCTAATTAGTGAAATTAATAGTAACAGAAAGATTGGTGGTACACTTGCATATGCTCTTGAGTGGCACGATATAGTTGCAGATATTAAATTGCTATTGATCAAGAAGATGGAAAAGGTAAATAAAATACCAGCATTTATTAAGACAAGTAGTGGATATGAAGTAACTGGTCCAGAAGGATTTGTTGCAATTGATCATATGTCAAATAAAGCTGTTAAGTTAGTTAATAGACTTGAGTTTAGTAAAAATAACTTCAATGCTATAAAAAACTGGGGATAGAAATGAAAACATTTAGAGAATTTAATGAGTCAGTTGGACCAATGACTAAGAAGCAATTAGATATATTGAGAAAGAAATTCTCAACATTAGAAACTGTTAATCCAATGAGTCCAGCTTGGAAGAAGATTGAAAAGTTACTTGATACATTTAGTGTTGAAGCATTAATTGCAGTACGTGATGCTAAACCACCAATCAAGTTTTTGTCACATGCTGCTAATACTCGATTAAGACTAAATCACGGAATTAAAGACTAATGCCTAATAACGTAGTCCAATCATTCGCTAAAAAGTCTGGAAAGTCTATTGAAGAGATAGAAAGACTCTGGCAGAAAGCAAAAGCTATTGCCGCGGAAGAAGGACACGTAGAAGATTATGCATATATAACAGGCATTCTAAAGAAGATGCTAAGTATAAAGGAATCTAGTATGAATTCATTCAAACAATATATTACAGAATCAAAGAATGATACCGTTGTATTTACATTTGGACGATTTAATCCAATCACAAAGGGTCATCAAGCAATGATTGATTTTGTTGTTTCTGAGGGTAAAAAGCGTGGTGGAATATCAATGATTTTCACTTCACAATCAAACGATCCGAAGAAGAATCCACTAACATATAACGACAAGACAAAGTTCCTTAAGAAGTTCTTCCCTAAAGCAAATATTGTAAAAGATAGTAAAGTTAAGACAGCGTTTGATGCTTTAAGATATCTATCTGATAAAGGATTCAAAAATGTTACAATGGTTGTGGGTGGTGATAGAGTTAAAGACTTTGAGAAAGCAATTCGTCCATATATCAAACACGAAGATCCTAAGAAGTCATATGACTTTGATAAATTTGAAGTGATCGAGGGTGGTGGTGCAAGAGTGAAAGGAGTATCTGGTACTGATATGAGAAAACACGCTTCTAGTGGAGATTTTGAATCATATAAAGATGGTATGCCGAAAGGTACATCAGAGAAAGATGCTGAAGATATCTATAACGCTGTACGCAAAGGTATGAACATTAAAGAAGAAATAGAGTTATCAGAAAATCCAATGGGATTAAAAAATATAACTAAAGCAATGCTTCCTAAGAAAACTCTTCATCAAGTAAAAAGAATGTTACATAAAGATAAGTACAAAAAAGCAATAAAGTTATATCACGAAATGTTACGTGAATATAAGAAAAACCCAAAAGCATTTCAGACTCCAGGATCATATATTACTAATCCTAAATCATTAGCACTAACAACTGCCGCACAAATGGTTGGCATTTCATCAAGAGAATTGAGAAAAGTTCTAGATAAGAAAACGAGGTATGCGTAATGTTGTCATTTAAACAACATCTTTTTGAGAAATTTTGCCCAAAAGATGATAATATAGTAACAAAAAAAGATTTAAATCAATTAGAGAAGTCGCTTGATGCTATTTTCAATAAATTGGGCGTTGATATTGAATTCACAAGACATTTTCTTGATCGTGTGAATGATAAGCGCAACAAACAACAAATTTCATATTGTGAATTAGAGCAAATCTTCAAAGCTGTATACGCTACTCACGCAAAAAATGTTGCTGATTCGGTAGATGATATTGAAGCTGTTATTAAGGATAATGCAACAATGATTCATATGCCAGTTGCTATTCAATGGAATCATAAAACGAAGATGATGGAACTTGTTACAAAAACTGTTATGCGTAAGAAAGATTTTAAGTTTGGTGACAAGAAATTACCAGTTAATAGTGTGGTTGGAAGATAGGATTATAAATAATACTATGAATATAGAACAAGAATTAAGAGATCTTATTGAAGCAGTTGCTTCAATCGATCCTAGAAGCGAAAATCCAGAAGATCCAACTGTGATGATATCTGGTTTTGGATCGATGTTGCTTTCTCAATTGAAGAAAGATGTGGCCTCGAAGTTAGATGATTTAGGCAAAAGAGCAAAGAAAGACGACTTTAGTGTGGCTTTCAGTCAGATTGTAGAGAAGGGTGGTATTTTATCTCATAAGATACAGGCTATTAGGGATGCTGAGAGCGCAATGAACAAACCTCAGTGGAAACGTAAAATTACACAGTGGAAGAAAAACAAATGAAGAAATTTAGCGACATAAGAGAAACGAAGGTTGAACTTGAAGAAGG